GATGAATATAGTATCTAGCTCGTGCAAGTAACACAGGCTTATAAATATTTGTGAATACAATCTCGTCCCCGTGTGCGTCTAATTCTGTAGGTAGGTTATACGCAAAGAAATATACACGATAGACTTTATCTGGAATAGCGCTTAAGCCTAGTTTACGATTGTCTGGACTTCGAATAACTCGTCGAGGCTCTCCATAGTTTTGTGTATCTGCATCATCCTGATTTTCTTCAGCACGTCTAAAATCTTTCCACTCTTCAGTAGTAGTATACTTTAAGTTTTTACTGGTATATGGCGCTGATTCACCAGCTACACCAATTGTTGTAAGATAAAAATTATCCCAATCAACATATCCGTAATCTGTTGTTAAACTAGATGATGTAGGCTTTAACAAATACCAGCGTGTTCCTACAACAGTTTCAATATATGTATTACCATAAAACGGATCTGTTGATCCGCTTGTATCTGTAGCCAAGAAAGGCCATTGAGGTTCTTCGTTAACAATATCAAGATATGCCCTGTTGACACAATCTTTAATATGTTGCTGAACACCAATAGCTCCAGCAAACGTAGAAGATGTGAGGGCTACTTCATTCAGCTCTCGCAACAACTCATTTGTAATTTCAAGATAGGTAGCAGCCATTATTTCTTATGAACCTTTTGAATTTCAAAGTTTGCTTCTTTTGAAGCGCCTTTGTGGGGTTTATAGCCATCTTTAGGATCTTTCATTAACTTGTGCGTAGATCCTTTTTTCATCCAATGATAGCCTTCAGGAGCTTTAACTTTCATTCTTGCCGCATTGAAGCATTATGATCAGCCTTGACCATACAGGCTTTTTCCATGTCTCTAACACTGGTATATCCCGCTTTACCACCATGAGCCATTGGCTTACGATACATTCCGCCGCCCATATAAGACTCTCGTGATGTACCACCCATTCCATATTTCATGCGCTTATCTTTTTTCATCGTTTTTCTTTCTCCCAAAAATACGATCATAGTTGTCGTCATATTTTTTCTTATCTTCGTTTTTTAAGTACTGGCCTCTTAGCTTAACTTTTCCAGTACCCATTCGAATAGGGTTTTGTTCTGTTCCAATCTGTGGCATAATTAAACCTTAAAGAAAAGGGGGAGTATTTCATCCCCCATCTCATTTTAGTCGATACCGTAGAACGCAGAAACAAGTGCTTCTGGACGCAGTACCTTAGCTCCATAAACGTGAAGACCACGTACAATATCACCAAAACTTGCAGTATCACGAACTACTTCAGTATTGATAATAGTTTGTGCAGTACAAGTAGATGACATGTGACCAGCAATACACTTACCAGCAGCGTTAGAAGTAGCTGCAATGTTGTTGGTCTTATACATATCAAAGCCACGCAACTTACCAGAAGATACGAGACCGTTACGGATTGAACCTTGACCAGCGTTAAAATCAACGCTCATGAGCTTAGAGCTAGACTGTACAAGCTGCTCGTAGAACTCTGGGTTTGCAAGGAACCAACGACCTTCTTCAGGAACACTCTGCTCGTCAAGGAGACGTGCCATGTGTGAAAGAACATCAATTGGATCATGCTCGCCAGAAGCGTAGCCGATGTCAAGATTACCAGTACCGTCAAAGGTGCCAGCTGCAAGGTCTGTTGCGCTGTCTGAACCAAGGATATGGTTAGGCGACGAAGCAGATGTGCCTGCAAACAACTTAGCAATTACGCCCGTGTCAAATGCGTCACGGAGTGCGTAGGCTGCTGAAGATGAAGCAACTTCTTTAAAGTTAACGTGAGACATTGAAGTTTCGATGTCATCAACGATGAACTTAAATGCGTTCGCCGTATCAACAACCAAAGTTACTTCGTTGTCAGTCAGTGTTGTTGCTGTTACAGCACCACCACGCTCATACTGATCTACAGTGATTACTGGCTCTTTGATGATCTTAACTGAATCACCAAACGCAGAGATGTCACCAGCGTAGTCAGTGTTAGTGATTGCTTCTGCTACAGACGCTTTTCGGAAGAAGTTAAGTACCTTCTTGGAATAGAGTTCTGGCATGAAGTTGTTGCCGGAGAAGTTACTCCCCGAGGATTGTGCAAAAAACTGATCGGATGTATTACTAGCCATTGTATTGACTCCTTAAAAAAACAAAGTTATTTGATTACTCTGCCTTCTGAGGCGGCCTGATCTATTTCTTTTTCAAGTCGATCATAGTCGTCCATAGAGAGGGCAGCTATTTCCCGAGTTGTCCAGATCTTTGGCTGCTTAGTGTCTACGGTTGTAGTCTTTGTAGATACTAAACTTGCAGCGTCTTTTCTAGACATTTTTTGACTTGACTGAGTTTTAGGGCTATTTACAGCTACACCCATTTCCATCTTATAGATATCTATAGCACGACTAGCTAAACTAACATTGTCTGGGTTATTATAGATCCAACCTTGAATTTCTTGTGGCTGTTCTTTTGCCCAATCATGAAACCCTTCATCTCCACGGATATCTTCAAAATCAGGATGTCGGTCTCTCAACTTAGTTTCAGCTTCTCGACGAGAGATCATTGCTTCTCGCTCTTCAATGGCTTGCATTTTCTGTTGAAGGACTTGTACTTCATTCTGACTTTGTAGATGCGCTACAGATTCTACAGTTTCATACAAATCTGGATATTGAGTTCTAAACTGCTCCAACTCTTCAGCTGATTTTGGCGGCTGATAAGCTGGTTGAGAAGATTGCGCTTGTGCTAACAGTTCTTGCTCTTTTTGTTTAAACTCTGAAATCCTTTCATCATAATGGCGTTTAAGGTCGTCATACCTTTTCTTATAGTTGGTTCCTTTTTGTTTTTGAGGGGCCGAACCTTCTTCGGTTTGGGTAGCCTCATCAGAACCTTCTGATTCGAAAAATAAACTATCTGCTGATCCTTTAGATGCTTCTGGCTCCTCGTGCCAAGATTTAGTTGCATTGTAAGGATTTGCTTGTGGTTCTTGTGCTTCAGTCATGTCTTACTCCTTGTCGGGGCTTGTTTGTTTTCAAGGTGGCTAGAAAATCTAGGGTCTTGATTATACAAGGTGGCCTTAAGGTGATTATTGTGATAAGGGGCTAAAACTTCTAGGTAGCCTTACCGTCGCATTAAGCTAGGGATACGATTAGAATCAAGCATCTGCTCTTCAATCTGTTCGTCTTCCATAGCTTGGTCTGGCAAATTAGCTTTCTCATCTTGTGTTGGATCATTCATGAGTCCACCAATTGCCATGTCTTTTCTAGACGCATCATACTCGGCTTCTGCGTCTTTCATCATTTCTTCGAGTGTTTCTACACCAAGTTGATCTACCGCTTTCTTTGTAAATACAAACTCTCCGTCAGAAAGTCGTGCAGGTATATCATCTGATGTGCCAGTGCCGGGTCCGTCTACTTCCCCTTCACCCGTGAATTCTGTTGATGCAAGCACTATCTTATCAAATAAAGTACTAAGTCTATCGTCAGATTCTAGTGCTTTGTTGATATACTCTATTTCATCGTCTGATAGTGTTTCGTCCATAACGTATGAAACATAGTCATCTTCCATTTCTGCATCAGGTTTCATTCCTTCGACAGGGACAAGAAGACCCACAGAGCCTCCTTCTGCTTTTACTTCTCTTGGACCTAATTGCTTAATTAATCCTTCAAAACCTTCAAACATATCATAGTCTTCTGGAGAAACACTCTGAATAAAAGCTCTTGTTTCTTTAGGATTAAGTGCAGCAGCGTATTTTTTAAGCTGCTCTAAAGTGTCAAAAAGCTGTAAGTTTTTTGCAACTTCAGAAGGTTCCATTCCTGCAATAAGCTCTAATGTATTTTCTGAAACGTCTCCCATGTCTTGACTTAGTTTAGAACGATATGCTAAGGGCAGATCAGCCATGAGAGATTCTAAATCTGCTTCTGGCATTTCGTCTAATAAACGTGGGTTTTGCATTAAAGCTTCATCTAGCATGTTTGCTAAATTATCTTTTTCACCAGCAGCTAAGGAAGCTTTACGGGTTGCCGTAGCTTTTGGAGCGTCCCTAGCAATTTTAGCTCCTGCAAAACTAGCAACTCCTTTTGCAATTCCACCCAAAACTTTTTGAGTTCTTTCAGGAGGATTCATTAAAGATTTGTCATACATTGTCATTGTTAAATTCCTTTGCGGCCTTTACTTGGGCTGGGAGTGTCAAAAGACTATCCAGAAAATTCACTCTCCCCTGCTTGCGGAATATTTCCTGTTCCAATGTTGCCACCACCATTCCCTGTAACTCCAAGGTCTTGCGGTGGTTCAAATACTCCTTCAGGGCTTCCCATAGTTCCGGGTTGCTCGTTAGTGGGGACAGCCTCGCTGCCATTTGTTTGTCCAACATTATTTTGCATTCCTATTATTTGTGCAGCAATTGCAGCTTCTTCTGGGTCATTAAGTATTTCATCAGGATCAAGATCTAACGAATAGGCTAATTCTGAAATTAACTTTGACATCTTAACGAATGGAGCGACTGCTGGGTTTTGGGCTGTCTGCAAGAACATGGTTAGTCGTTGACTTCGTACTTCTTTTTGCATTAAGCTATTTGTACCCATAGCTTTAATTTCTAGATCACCTTGGGTATCTAAACCGCCTTCAAAGAATTGCATATTCCATTGGAAGTATGATAGTCCTAATGGCTTAAGTAAAAAATCATCAAGATTCTTTACAACTGTTTTAATATTAAGAGACGCCGCACCAAGCAACATTGACATGCCTGATGCAGTTCGTGTCATGCTCTGTACGCCTGTCATGCCATGCGAGTAGCTTGGAATGCCTGTCTGTTCATCGGCCAACTGTCGAAACTTATCAAACATCATCATATTTTCTTGTGATGTGTTTGGAAACTTCATTCCATGAATACTTTGTCCGGGCATTCCTGATTGTCGTCGGAATATCTTACCGGGATATATTTCCATGCTTTGACCACCAGCAAGCATTGTCTCATCTACTTCAAATACTAATGAGCCGCTTAGCGCTAGGTTATCAATTGCCATACGAGCATGACCGTTCATGATCTGTTGGCTATCGTTCATGTTTTCTGCGATGCCAATACCAAAGAAACTATAGGGGTTTCGCTCGTAAGGAAATGCGTGATAAGGAATACGCATAGGCGTAAAAGGATTAACTACTGCACGTAGTACTTTTCCATTACATACCCATGCGTTTATTTGGACCTCATCAAGATCATCAACGTCGTCTGAAAGTTCCATGCCCACTTCACGCGCATACTCAGCGTCCATGATTCCCCAATACTCTAGAACTTCAAACTGACCACTACCATACTCATGTACACGCTGATCATCTTTTAGCTCATACTCATAATCACGCTCAGTATAGTTTGGTCCAAGCTCCAGTACTTCACGTATAGCGTCTTCATCAAAGTATGGAAGCTTTGTTAATCCTCTAAGCTGTGATTTATTTAGCTTGTGGCGATGTAGTACATATTCACATTCTTCTAAACTAGTGGCATTAGGGTCAGGGAAAAAATCCCAAATAGAAACAAACTCAATGCGAGGCACTCTAACAAATAATGGGTTGTATTCACGTTCTCCTGATTCTTCGCTGTTTTCCCAGCGGTGTAAAGTTTTGTTATAATTAAATGGGCCTTTAATAATACCCGTACCAAATAAACACGATTCAAAGATCGCATTTCGTAATTCACTAGAGCCGTTTGATTCATCTATCTGATCGTGAATTAACTTTTCCATATTTCTAGCAGCTTGTTTAGCTGGAGAAATTTCAGGAACTTGAGGATCAGCATTAGCGCCCTCTTCAAAAAGCTCTTCGTTTTCTTCAATCAAATCATCAAAGAACTTACCTGTTTTGTATGTTGCTCCGGGCTTAAGAACTTTTCCATCACCCTCAAAACCTATATCAAAAGGATCATCTTCTTCTTCTTGTACGGGTGAAGGCATAGAAGAGCTTGTTTCAATTCCGGGTGCAGCCCCTGTTGCCATGTGCATATACTCAGCAACACCTTCAGGAATAGAAGTGGCTGAAACGCCAATAGGAAACTTTCCTGTTCCAAAGATTACATCAATTAGCTGACCGTAGGCCGCAAGCACTTTAGTCTTAGTAATCTTAATAAATACTCTAGACTTTTCACTCTCTCTAAAAGGAGAGTTTTTAGGGTACATGCCCCTGAAATTATGGTAAGCATTTATCCATCGGCTTTCATCATAATCTCGGGCTTCTTCCGCAGTAATAAACCGGGCTTCAATAAGGCCAGCTAGATTTGATTTTAAATGTTCTTCTAGCTCGACATTCAAGCCATCTTCATTTTCAACTTCTGTGAAATAAAGATTATCTGCATTGTCTAATAAATCATCGTTCATATATTAGTAACCGAATGTTGAATCGAATGGCTGAAAGTGTTGATTACGATGTAATGATCGTATCTGACTTAACGGGTCACTTATTCTTGGACGCGACATAATAAGGTATCGCAGTGCGTCGTATGCGTGATCCGAAGCATGTGTATTAACATCTTCAGGATTGTTTTTATCAAGGGGTATACTTTGTAATTCACGAATTAAATTTGGACAAGTATTAAACATTTGTATTCTAGGTCGTCCAGTACTTTGTAGCTTTAAGTGTTCGTGAATTTGTATTTTACCCGCTATGCGATTTTTATCTGCAGGCCGAAGCTTGTGTCCTGCTTGGATTAGTGTTTCTGCTACGGTTGGTCCTGTGGTGCCTGTTCTAGACCAACATGCTGTATCTAGTACGCCTCTGACCGACATTGGATCACTTAGTTCCATATTCGTTAGCATTTCTGCTAGCTCTGTGGCTAAGAGACCCTTTTTATATAATTCTCTATAAACAATCAGCGTTCCGTCATTAGGGTCTATTGCTACCCAAACACATGCTGATTCTGATGCGTAACCATAATCAAGGCCTTTAACACGCTCCCAATGTAGTGGGATTTCAAACGGCTCAATAACATGGAACTCTCTATCAAACTCTGTAAATGCTGCGCCTTCTGAAATTTCCCAGTTACCCTCAAGCAGTTGTCTGCGCTGAGTAGGCGGCAAGCTCTTTAGCATTTGTTCGTATCGACCATCAGCAGCCAAATACGGATTATCATTCAATCGAGCTGGAATAAACTTTCTTGTGATTCCGTCATTGCCCATAAATGATTCATTATAAGGCGATGGGCTTATGTATCTTTTTTTAACCCATAATGCTCCTGATCCGCCGGGGTTAGCCGTACAACGCATATAAGGCGTTATTTCTGGATCAGTTGTTCGTAAACGCGAAGCTAAGTAGTTCCACGAAAACTCTGTTGGAAGATGTGTTATCTCATCAAATCCTATCCAACTATAAGCTTGGCCTTGATAGCGATAAACATCTGCATCACGCTCTAAGAATCCAAACTCTACTTTAGCACCGCTTGGAAAGTTCCAAAGCTTTTCTACTTCACGGTACTTACATCCGGGGAAGGCTTTCGGGTAGAGTTCGCGTGATTTGTCGATGAGTTCGCGTAACTCTGGCATAGAACGCCGAAGGATTAATGCTCTATGTGCTGACCGATGTGCGAATCGAAGGGGGTCAACCAACATCGCATAACTTTTGCCTCCACCAGCCGCTCCGCCATATAACACATCTGTTTCGCCTGCAGCCAAGAAATCTGTTTGAGGACCATCATTAGGTTGAAATATAACATTTTTTTTCAACTCGGCCTGAAGCGATGGGGCTGCTTCTTCAACAAACGTATCTTCAACAACACGACCCTGATTCTTTTTTGTGTTGTCGTCTAGAAGGTCTAGGGCTTTTTCAGTTTTTTCAACAGACTTTTGATATCGTGAAATATCGGAGCGAGCCTTCGCTATCTTTCTTTTCTTTGCACGTACAGACTTTGATGCTTCTTGTTTTGCTTTAGTTGTTGAATGGTAGTTATATCCACGGCCTTTAGATCCTTTGGAGCGTCCAGCCTTTTTTCTTGGTGTACCATCTTTCTTTAAAACAAAAGAGCCATCTTCATTTGTAACGTAATTTTGTGGGTTAATGTCCCAATCATTCTTTTCCATATTTATTGATTATTTTTTGTAATCCTTGGTGTGAAACAGAACGACCAGTTTTATGGGTCAACCACAATGCACCCTCGCGTAGAGACAGGGATCTTGATTTAATCATCGGTAGTATCTTGTTTAAGGCTTCAAGTTCGCTTGAGATCTCTTCGATGTGTTCAGGATCTGAATCTACTAACTTATAACCAAATGGAATTGTACTACTCGTACGTCTCTTCATATTCTGCATCTTCTATTATTGTTGGTGCTTTTGCAGGAAGAATAAATAATCCACTTGGTGTTTCAACTTTTACATCTAATCTTTCTTTCTTACCTATCCCAACACGGTCTAGGAGCGTCTGTGCTGCCTGTAGTCGCATATTAGCCTGTGGGATAGGCTCATCGCTGTCCATGACCTGAATAAGCTTCATGGCTGCTTTAGGGGCGTTTACGGCTAACACGCCTTCAGCAAGATCTAGAATTTGTGACTTAAGAGATTTGACAACTGATGTGTAGCTGCCCGGAGCATACCCAGCTACTTCTGCAGCTTGTTGTGCATTGCCTCCACACGCAATAAGATTGTCTAAAAAATCTTGTTGTTTTGTTGTCAATTCTTTTTTAGTTTCCATGTAATACATTATAATACTATATAGAGGGTTTGTCAAGAACTATTTTATTCTTTTTTTGGTATTATTTCATTGACAGAATTGAAATACAGGTGTATAATAACATTTGTACCCCCCGAGGTACATATATATATATCCCACACATCTACATCTCCCCACCTGCAGTGGGACTCTTTAAAGGCCGGTGGGCCTTTTTTAGTATGTGGGGGCTTTAAAGGTCTGTGGGCCTATCTGGTAGACACTCTAGAACCTTTGGAAAATGTTTGAGCATGAGTATATATATATGGGAGGGGGTATGGCCACCTGCGTACCCTTGCAGACACACACGTCATGCACACGCACACACGCATAATGCACACGCCTACACAGGCACACACACACATTGAAGACTTTAAAAGTCTTTGAAGCTCCGAAACCCCCCTCCAGAAATTCTAAAGAATTTTAGAGCCTTCCAAAATTTTCAAGTTGACAGCCAGCAAGAGAATACAAAAGCTT